AAGAGACCTAATAGTGGTGGAGCTGGAACGGCTAAAAGTTACGAGGGTTCGGTTTGGACGGAGAAGTCACTTGAGAATAAAGAAGATAAGAAATTCGGAGAACCTATTTGGGTATGGAAAAAATAACTGATTACTTCAAAAAATTCTACAATATGGAACCATACCTATTTATTGATGAAAAAGAATGGAAGTATATTTTAGAGACATACGAAAAGGATGATGTTATAGAGGAGTTATCTAAGGCTCTACACACATACCCATGTCCCATACCTGAGATATCAGAGAAAGATACTTTAAAAAGTTTGAACAGACTAAAGGGTGTGAAATGGCCTGATTTACTAATTGAGGGTAAATGGTTTCCAAGAAACGAAAGGGATACCAAGTACGAATTAACACCAAAGTATTTCAAACGAGATAATAAAGGAAATAATGCTTCCAATCCGTTTCACATAGAGACGAGGTGGAAGGTGGATTGGACAAGGATGCCAAGTGGATGGAAAACATGGCAGACCGTCAAGGGAATAAAAACTATTGTGAGAGCCTACTATACTTTAGACAAGGTGTTACTCAAGGTGGATTTACAATCAATACGAATGGCAACAACATTGAGAAAGTATGTGGCATCACAATTCAAACCAAGTATAGCAAAGGCATTTTATGACTATTTTGGAAGTGTTAATGTACTCGACTTTAGTGCTGGTTGGGGTGATAGGTTGGCTGGGTTTTATTGTGGAGAAACTACAAAATCATTCGTTGGGATTGACCCCAACTCTACCAATCATCCAAACTATAAAAGACAAGTTGAGTTTTATAAAAAACATCAAACATTCTTCGAGGAACAAAAACAAGTAGAGTTAATCTGTAGTCCAGCAGAAGATGTGGATTACTCAAAATATGAAAATTATTTCGACACGATATTCACTTCACCACCTTATTTTGATGTCGAAAAGTATAGTGATGAGGATACGCAGAGTTACAAGAGATACACCACAATCGATAGCTGGAATGAGAACTTCTTACACAAGACCATTGGTAAATTGATACCGACATTGAAGAAAGATGGAATACTTGCTGTAAATATTGCAGATGTCTACCACGAGTCCGTGAAAGGTTATGTTGACATTACAAATTCCATGAATGACTTTATAAAATCACAAGGATTAAAATATGAAGGGTGTATCGGAATGGAAATGACTAAAAGGTTTAATTCTGCTGGTGCTGGTAAGGCAGTAAGTGATTACTACGCTGATAATTTAAAAGAAAAGGCAAAGATTACAGAGAATATGGCATTTGGTGAACCGATTTGGATTTGGAAAAAAAAGTGATTAACAAGTTGGATGATAATATTTATTAAAAAAGAGGTTATATGACAGAACACACATTATGGGTTGAAAAACATCGACCAAAAACACTCGATACATATATTGGAAATGAACAACTGAAAAGTAAAGTTCAAGTTTATTTGGATAGTGGAGATTTACCACATCTTTTGTTATTTGGTAAGGCTGGAACTGGTAAGACCACATTAGCTAAATTACTCGTCAATAATATAGATTGTGATTATCTATACATCAACGCTTCAGATGAAAATAATGTGGAAACCGTCAGAAGTAAGGTCAAGAACTTTGCGTCTACTATGGGTTTCAAGGATTACAAGGTTATTATCTTGGATGAGTGTGATTACATTACACCAAACGCCCAAGCCGCCCTTCGTAACCTAATGGAAACATTTAGTAAGCATTGTAGGTTCATCTTGACTTGTAATTTTGTCGAGAGAATCATTGACCCAATACAATCTCGTTGTCAATCTTTTCAAGTGATACCACCAAATAAGAATGATGTAGCAAAACATCTACATAATATATTGACTCAAGAGAATGTTAGTTACAATAGAGAGGATTTAGGTATATTAGTTAATAGTGGTTATCCTGATATCAGAAGAGTTATCAACGGAGCTCAAAGACAATCACTTGGTGGTAAATTAACAATTGATAAACAGAGTATCGTTGAGAATGACTACAAGATGAAGTTGTTGGAGATACTCAAGACACAAGATAGAAAAAACGCCTTCAAGAACATTCGTCAGTTGATGGCAGACGCAAAGGTTACAGACTTCGCAGACTTATTTAGACTTTTATATGACGAAGTTGATAGTTATGGTAAAGGTCATGTAGCTGATTGTATCTTGATTATTGCTAAATATGAATTAAGTGATTCACAAGTGGTGGATAAAGAAATCAACGCTATGGCTATGTTGATAGAAATTTTAAGTGTTATTAAATAAGGAGTTATAATGTACTTTGAAGCAACTGTTGTATTCATAGAAGAAATACAAATGAAAAATGGTGTCAAAGAAAAGAAAGTCAGAAGAAGTTATTTAGTGGAATGTGATTCGGTTAGTGTTGCAGAAGCAAAAGTAAATGAATGGTTAAAGGATTCGGCGTTCGTCTTTGAAACAATCTTAGTTAAACAATCAAAAATAGTGGATGTAATAGAATAATGGAAAGACATTGGGGTGAGAAATCACCGAAAAAAACAAGTGTAAACTCCTCTGGCAAATCAGAGAAACATATTTCGGTTCACGAGAATAAAATTTATTATTATTCAAGTGTCAATCGAGATAGTGCTGTAGAACTTAATAAGAAAATAGGTGAGATTGAATCAAAGAGTTTAACATTATGTAATACTTTAGATTTAGACCAACCACCTACTTGTAGAATATACATAAATTCAGGTGGTGGTTCAGTTGTAAGTGGTATTTCATCTATGGATACAATATTAAGAACAAAAGTTCCAATCCATACATATGTAGATGGATTTGCCGCTAGTGCAGCAACATTCCTATCTGTGGTTGGTAATTATAGATTTATGAGTAGAAACTCATATATGTTGATTCATCAATTATCAAGTTCATTTTGGGGTACATATTCCAATTTTGAAGACGAGAAGCAAAATCTTGATTTGATGATGAAAACTATCAAAAATGTGTACAAAAAATACACAAAAGTTCCAATGAAAAAACTTGATGAAATATTAAAACACGATTTATTGTGGGACGCAGAAACTTGTTTAAAATTTGGATTGATTGATGAAATTATTTAAGGAGTAAAAATGGCTAAAAGAAAATTTAGACCACAAGGTGGTCAACCCAAGCCTGAACCTCAAGGTGTCAAACTTGATTTATCACAGGCGGATACAATGAAGTGTGAGGATTGTGGAAACTATGTTTGGATAAAGGCAACTATAATTAAACGAATATCGGCACTTATGAGTCCAACTGGTCAAGAGGCACTTGCACCAATAGATATCTATAGTTGTGGAAATTGTGGTAAAGTACCATCGAGTATGTTGAAAGATGTTGGATTAGAGGTACAACCTAATTTGATGGGGTGATGAATAATACTATTGAGTGTTTAACACCAGATGTAAAATGGTTTACAAGAACCTTACCACCATGTGTTATTAAATACAAAATTAAAGATGAACAATTATTATCGTCTTTGATAGATGCTGTAGATTCGGATGGTGATAGAATGAGACATCAGACAAATTTAGCATGTGCTATGACAAGTTATAGGTCACAAGAATACTCAACTCATAAATCATCTTTTGAAAATACAATAAACCTATTTTCGGAAATATTCAAACAAAATAACTTAAAGATAGAGGTAGTAGATATTTGGGTAGCAAAATATGTTAGTCAAGACTATGCTAAAAAACATAATCATGGTGATGCTTTATGGTCTTTTTGTATTTATTTAAACGAAGGTAAAGATTTTCCACCAATAGAGTTAGAAGGTTATGGTAAGGTCAAGGCCGAAAAGGGACTTGTAATATTTTTTCCCTCTTGGGTTTTCCATTCTGTAGAATCTAAAGAATTTGAAGGTGCAAGATATGTATGTGCAGGTAATATTTATACTAAAGGTCAAAGATGAATCAAGTTATACCAAATATAATAGGCCCATTAATTTATTTAAACGCCGATAATTTTCTTTTAGAAGACATTTTGTCAAACGAAAATTATTTTGAAAATGATGGATTCCATGAAATAATCGAACATCATTTGAGTAATTTTGCTCAACACATAATAAAATCAGGTTTCAGTTGGAATTATAAAGAGCATCCTAATTTATCTAAGGATAGAGTATTACAAAAATATAATTTTTATTATAATTTTAGTGATAAAAAATATAATACAAAAATTTTTTACTATCGTTCATTTTTACAGGATGGTATTGATACATCACGAGGAATGGAGTTCATGTACAAACCAAAAGGTTTTTTTCAACGAGAGGTTACGATTTTACCCAAATTAAATGACAAATCATTATTTATTTTTGATGATTCTTTTGAGGCCAGTATCAATCCAACATATCAATGGAGTTTAGATGTGACATTAGAAAAAAAATCAGGTTATAAAAAAATATATCAAGGAGAACAATATGATAAGAACACAATTAGGACTTAGAAACTTATCAGACCCAAATACACATAAAGAACACTTCCCTTTCGCAGTAGAGGCTGCTTTTAGTGGATTTGAACTAAAAAGACTTAGAGAAGTTCTAAAATTCGACCCAAATAACAGAGAAGAACCTGCCATGACAACTGGTGATGCAACATTTGGATTTGTAGGTGAGGAATCTGAACGGAAGGCCCATCAGATTACTATTCCATTTGTCGATGAGTTAAATTGGTTTTATGAAAAATTAGAGGAATTAGTATTTCAGGTTAACCAATCGGTTTACAAATACGAACTTTCGACAATGATGGAACCATCTATATATTTGAGGTATGATGGTAAAGAGGGTGGTAAATATGACCCACACATGGATATGGGAACAAATTATCCAACTTCTCTGAGAAAATTATCATCAACTATTTTTATCAACGATGATTATGAAGGTGGTGAACTAATTTTTGATGGTTTGGGAAAGGGAGCTGATGGGGAAGACATTGTCTACTATCCGAAAACACCTGGCACAATAGTTTTCTTTCCATCATTTTTGATACATGGTGTAAAACCCGTAACTAAAGGACAGAGGTATTCAATTGTAACTTGGTTTCATGGCCCCCCTTTTGTTTAATAAATTTATCGTAATCTTATATTTATAGACATGAAAAACATATTTGATAAATTAGTTTATAAACACATCATTGGTAATTTTGTAAATCATTTCAATATGGAGTTTTTTGAGGGTATTGTTCAATTAAAGAGAAACGAAGCCCTATTGTTTTGTCATGATATTATACCTCAGAACACCACTCCCTATATTACTGAAATCAATACTAATACAGCCGTTGATGATGACCTTGTAGAATGGTTTGATTACGAACCCATAATTCTTGCAACAAAAAAATGGCAGTACGATAATGTAATTGTTTTAGTGGAGAAAAATGAATCCAATATCATTGAAAACGGAAAGTGGTACAAACAACTTCAAAAAGAGTGTGAAAAACATGGTAAAAATGTTCGTATTAAATCATGTCTAGCAGAAACAGATATTTGGGATTTTGATTACAATAAACAACAAGATTTCATTATAAGAATAGCTTGGGATAAGAATTGTCTAATAGATAAATTTGCAGCAAACAAATACAAGTTCAAAAAATTCATGACCGAACAAAGTATAGCAACACCAAAATGGTCAACCGATTCAAGTATTTATGAAAAGGATAAATTTTTTGTATTCAAGGATTCTAAAGTTGATAAAAAAGTAGGAATCTCGATAAAAAAATTCTCAACCAAAAAAGAGTTTACAGAATATTTAAAAGATTTTGACTATGTTGAGGAGTATATTAAAAGTGATGTAGATTTCCAATGTGGTTCCCAAGTAGAAGTAAAACATTATTCAATGTATTATAGAAATTTCTTTTACAACATGACTCCAAATATTTACACTCAATTATTCGATTATAAAAAACACGATGACCAATTAGATTTGAATCGTATAGGGTATGCTAACTTCTTATACAAAGATGACATTGGTGAAGATTATGTAAACTCAAATGTTGATTTAGTGCATCCATTCCATTACAAGTTCATTCGAATAAATGATAAGTTTGATTTTTCACATTCCTCATCTATACTTGTTTATCAATATAAAAGAGGAGAATTTAAACCTGTTCATTTGATAGAAGTAGGTGATGTATTACTTAGAAATGATGAAAAAGTTATCGTTGAAACTATTGAAATTGTTGAAAAACAAATTAGAGTAAAAGCATTACAACATGAAGATAATGTAATCGAATATAATGGATTTCAAATACAAGCAAAACACGAAAATTTTATAAGTGGTGTCGATAATATAATCACAGACCCATTTAAAGGTCAACAAGTTTTAAGTTCCAAAGAAGAAGAATTAGTATCTGCAATAATGGCTAAAGCAAAAGACGCGGAAATGCCAGAAAGAGTTGTGGAAATTACTTTTGAATGTCAAGGAACATTTTTTACAAGTGAATTCTTATTCGAAAAA